GGAAGACATGATGAGCCAGTTCCACGAACAGGCTCACGAACAGGCCATGCAGGTGCAACAGACTCAGGCTGCCCAACAACAGCAAGCGCAAGCGGCAAGTCAGCAGGCCAGCCAGTCGGCGAGTCAGCCGCAGGCGGCGCAATCAACCACAGATGTGCAACCGAACGCTTAGGAGGCGTCATGGATAACCCCGTGTATTCCCAGCTCTTTCAGAATCAGGAGCGGGCAGCCAAGGCACAGTATGCCGAGGCCGCAAAGGCAACGCGTGAAACCGCCGACAAGCCCATCTGTGGCATGGGCATGGCAACTGAGGCAGTCACCTCTAGACGGTCTCACACGCTGGCCGAGGAAGCCGAAAAGAATATGCGACATCACGCGGAGGCCCACGGCAGGCATTCGGCCGCGTATGAGTTTCTGAGCAGGCACCCGGAATTTGATGAGTTTGTGCGATTGGTCCGCTCGGGATCGATCCAGTTCTAACGGGTTTGCGCGGCCAAGGAGGCCAATGCCTAGCAAGATGGGCAGACTCCGAGGAGCCGCGCAAAGAGTTTGGTCGTCGGTCTACCGGGGCGCTCGATTCGCCTGAACGCATAGGACCGGCCCGGCGATGGAGGTTCGATTCCTTCCGCTCCGAAAGGAGCGCACTGGGTTTGTAGTAATCTCGCTGGCCCGGCGTAAGGGCGGAAGGAAAACACCATGGAAGTTGAGACGGTAGTCGCGGAGTCGTCGGCCGCAGCGGCAGCAGAACCGAAGTTCACGCAGTTTGACGGCTGGGACGAAGAGGGGACCCCGGTGGTCAGCAAGAAAGCAGAAGCTGGCAATCAGAACAAGCCGAAGAAGGCGGAACCGGCAGCCGCTGACGCGTCGAAAGAGACGGAATCCGAAGACGAGCCCGAGGCGGAAGCGGGCAAGAAACCTACGCAGGAGACGCACCGCAAGCCGGGCGCAGAGGCTCGCATCAAGGAGCTGGCCGCGCGCGCCAAGCAACTGGAGAGAGAGCTGGAAGAGGCTCGGAAGCCAAAAGAGACGAAAGCGGACTCGTCGACCGCAAAGGCTGCCGAAGAGAAGCCAGCAACTGAGTCAGCAACGCGACCCAAGCCCACCCAGGCAGACAAGGGAGCCGACGGAAAGGCCAAGTACGCATCGTACGAGGAGTGGGTCGAGGACCTGGCCGACTGGAAGGCTGAACAGCGGTTGGCCACGCAGCAGCGCGAGGCTCAGACGGCTCAGATGTTTGAGAAGGTCAAGCAGCAGCTCACGGAGGCACGGGAGCGCTACGAGGATTTCGACTCGAAGGCGAACCCTGTACATCAAGAGCTGATGAAGCCGGGCATTTCGCGCGAAGTGTTTGCGGTGATCAACGAGTCGCCTGTGCTGCCTGACCTGCTTTACACGATCGGCGGCACAGAGGCCACCAAGGCTGATTTTCTAGACGCCTGCCGCAACAACCCCGGGAAGGCCCTGCGCGTGGCCCTGCTGATGGAGCAGGAGATCGTGAAGGAGCTGGGCAAGGGGAAGGGCGCGGCGGCTCAGGACGGCAAAGCGGAAGCGGCTACTACAACCCCAAAACCACGTGCGCCGAAACCTCCCGCTGAGGTGGGAGGGCGCGGAGCGCCTGGCGAAGACGCTCTGATGGCGGCGGCAAAAACGGGCGACTTTCGCAGCTTTGACGCGGAACAGACCCGGCGCGCAATAGCCTCGCGCAGATAAGGCTAGGAAAGAAGCGAAGTGCCAAACAATTTTGCAACAACCAATTGGGTCTCGATGAAGATCCTGTGGTTCTTGAAGAATTCCTACGAGATCGCCTCGATGTTCAACAGCGATTGGGAGTCGGAATTCGGCAAGAGCTTTCCGGTGGGATCTTCAGTCCAGATCAAGATGCCGCAGAGCTGGCTGGTCACAAGCGGCCTGGCTTACCAGGAGCAGGGCATTTCGCGCCTGGTGACCACGGTCAACCTTGACCAGATCCGCGGCATTCACTTCGGATGGGATTCGTACGAGCGCCTGGTGAAGATGGAACGCACCGAGAAGGAACTCGAGGAATCGTATCTCTACCCTGCCGGTCAGCAACTGGCGCAACAGGTGGATTCGGACGCGGCCAACTGGGCGGCGAACTGGACCAACAATGTGGTGGGCACGCTGGGCACGGACGCGACGACCATTGATTTCGCGTTGGCAGCCGAGCAGGTGCTGTTCTCGCTCTCCTGCCCGCAGGAAGGCGTGAAACATCTCTGCCTGAGCAGCAGCCTGAACCGCAGTTACGTGAAGAACAACGTGACGCAGTTCAATCCGGCGCCGGAGATCAGCCGCATGTTCCGCAAGGGCGTGATCGGCACGGCCGGCGGGTGGGAATGGTATCGCTCAAACTCGCTGGTTTCGCATACCTGCGGCACAGCGCCAACGGGCGGCGTGACCGTGGTGGGTGCGGGCCAGTCGGGCGCCGCGCTGGTGGTAACCGGCACAAATGGCCAGACGATCAACCCGGGAGATAAGTTCGCGATTGCCGCAGTGAATGCGGTTAACCCGCGGACCCGCGTCAAGAGCGCGCTGGGACTGAAGCAGTTTGTGTATGCCGGCGGCGCTCCCTGGGTGCTGACGGGCGGGAACGACACGATCCCGATTTCGCCGGCGATCTTTGGGCCAGGCTCGCAATACCAGAACGTGGATGCACTGCCCGCGAATGCGGCCGCCTTCACCTTCTTCCCTGGAACCACGACACCGTCGGGCCTGACCGGTACGGTCAGCCTGGGACTTTCGAAGTATGCCTTCGCGAAGGCGTTCGGCAAGTTCGAGAATCCGGAGGCGGTGGAGCGGGCAGAGCATGCGGAGGATCCGGAGACGGGTGCTTCGATTGCGTTTGTTCGCGCCTGGGATCAGTACAACCGAAAGATGACCAACCGCTTCGACATCTGCTACGGATTCGGAAACCTGTATCCCGACGCCGGTGCGGTTGCGGTGGTGGGAGCCTAGAGCAGACCCAGAGTCCCTGTGTCATGCCATAACCGACCCGAACTGCCGCGGCGTGTGGAACTACTTATCCCACGCCGCAGCGATCGCGGGAATTGGGGAGTACAAGAGCATGCGGAAAACGCTGAAAGCACTTCTCTCACTGTCCGCACTGGCCCTGGCGCTGCCACTTTGCGCTCAGACCAGTCTGACCTCAACCACGCTCTCGAGCGCCGTCACCTCGGCCTCGGCGAGCAGTATTGTGCTGGCCTCCGCAACGGGTATCAGCGCGCCTGCACCGGTCTCGGGGAACGTCACCGCGGGACCGACTTATACCGAGCTGTTCGTGGACCAGGAAGCGATGCTGGTGACCGCGGTCAACGGCAAGACCATCAACGTGGTGCGTGGGGTGAGCTCTACCTCCGGAGCGACGCACGCTTCCGGCTCAGTGGTCTGGGTGGCAACGCCGAGCCAGCTTTACACTGTGCAGCCCACGGGGTCGTGCACGGCGGCTAACACTGTGAACCCGTACATCAATGTGCAGACAGGCCAGTTTTGGTTCTGCGATACGGGGACAGGCAACTGGCAGCCGGTCTTTTCGACCGGCACGATCACTCCAGTGGCAACCGCGGCCGCGATCCAGACCGTCGCGCAGACGTTCACGGTGGCCGGACTTGCAGTGGGCGAACCGGTGGCCGTTATCGGCCAGCCTGCTCCCAGTTCGCTCTGCCCTTTGGTGGCAGCACGGGTGACCGCGGCCAACACGGTGTCGCTTTACTTTACGACGCTCACCGCAGCGGCCTGTACGCCAACGTCGGGAACCTACTTCCTGATGGCGCCACGCCTCAATATCCCCTAGCCAGGCTGAACGCCCTTCAACCCAACTGACTGTTTAACCAACGGGGCGGCTTTCGGGCCGCCCTTTGCCTGCACGGGAGACAAGAGATATGCCGACAACGATTGACGAAGAGAGATTTGCCAGCCAGGAAACGCTGGACCTGAGCAAGCCGCAGGGTACTGCGCAAGGCCTGCCGGTGAAGCAAATTGCGCATCAGGAGTATCCGCGGTGCGTCTACAGGCACCCGGTGGAGCCCTACCGCGAAGTGCTGCACCGTAACACCAATCACGAGGTTGTGGAGCGCGAGTTGGTGGCAACAGAGCACCTGGTGCATGTTTGCCAGCATGAGCAGGAGTTCAAGAAGAAGCTGGGCGAGGGATGGGTCGCGGAGCCGTACATTCCGCAGGCTCCGCCCGATCTGACCGAGCATCTCTACATCAAGGTCACCGAGGAGGTAGCCAAGAGGATCGGCGAAAAACAGACCTCTGATCTCGACTTCGATCTTGTGGATGCTCAGAAATTCCTGCTCTCGCGTGGCTACCCATGCGCCAAGCCGGAGGATGCCCTCGTCGCTGTGAAGGCGATGGCAGCGAAGGACCGTCGGAGTTTCTTCAAAGAACTCGCGGAGTTTGTGTCCGCTGAAGGCGAAGGCAAGTAGATGGCAGTCACCTTCAGCGGATCGAGCGTGACCGCGCTGGCCGCCGACCTGATTCAGTCGGCGGCCTACGAGATTGGCGCGTTCGCGCCGGGTGAGCCGGTGGCGGCGGCCGAGGCCCAGTGGGCGCTGGAAGTGCTGCAGAGGATCATCGACCAGTGGAACGCCAAGCGGTCGATGATCTTCTCGGTAGGCTTCACGACGTATAACCTCACAGCGAACCATCAGCCGCACACCATCGGGCCGACGGGCGACTTTAAGACTGGGCCCGCGGCCAATTACCGGCCGGTGCGCATCGCGTCGGCCAGCTTTGTGCTGAATCCCGGCGGGAACAATGCTGTGGATCTGCCGATTCAGATGCGGGACAAGGATTGGTGGGCGGCGAATCCGCTGAAGTCGCAGACGTCGAGCATTATCACCGACTGCTATTACGAGCCGGCGCAGCCGAACGGCAATCTGAATTTCTTCCCGATCTGCAACGCCAACGGAGTGGTACGGCTGGAGCAGTGGAGTTCGCTGGCGCAGGCGCTTACGCTGCGGACAGCGCTTGGCCTGGTGCAAGGGTACTGGGAAGCACTGGTGACCACGCTGGCATTGGCGCTGTGCCCGAGCTTCGAGAAGCAGCCTTCGGCTGTGCTGGCGGCGCGGCAATCGGCGGCCATCAAGGTCATTTTCGAGAACAACGATCCGGCTCCGCGGATCGACACGGCGAGCGGAATGCCTGGGACTGCGGGCACGGGGCGGCCTGACTTCAACTTCTTGACGGGGATGCGGAACTAAATGGCGCGCTTTGGATTTGTGGGGCCGACGTATTCGTTGCAGTCGGGGATCGCAGATTCCCAGCGCTGCATGAACTTTTATCCCGAGATGGTCGAGAGCGGGCAAGGCCAGTCGCAGATGACTCTCAATCGCACGCCGGGGTTGAAGCGCTTCGCGGCGATTGCGAGCCCGGTGCGCGGCTGCCTGGACTTCATCGGTACCGACGCTGCCGGACAGGCGGCTCCGCTGGCATATTTTGTGGGCGCCGGGAACCTCTACGAGGTGACGGCGGCTGGTGTGGCAACACTTATCGGACCGGTGGGAAATGACTTCAAGCGGGTATCGATGGCGGTAAATGGTAGCGCGGGAAACCAGCTCTGCATCTGCTCTGCAGGGAAGCTCTACATTTACAACCTGAGTGCTACGAAACCAACCGGCAGCATCCAGCTCGCGCCGAACGCGCTGAGCGGCACCATAGGCGGCCTGCAGGGCTTTGCTTCGAAGGTGGTGTTTTGCGATGGCTACTTTGTGGCGACCCTGGCCAACAGCAACAAATTTCAGGTTTCCGCGCTGGAGGACGGATCGAGCTGGAACCCGCTTTCGGTTCAGCAGGTATCGGTTTTCCCGGAGAGTATTGGCGGGATGGCGACGGCCTACAGGCAGTTGTGGATCTTCGGCCAGGACCGGCATGCGCAGGTGTACTACAACAGCGGCGCGAATGCCTACACACCGTTCGATGTGATCGGCGCCGGGGGCGTGGGTTACATGGAAGAGGGCATCGACGCACCCGATTCGCTGGTGGTGCTCGATAATGCACCCTTCTGGCTCGGCGGCAGTGCGAATGGCGCCGGGATGGCTTGGCGGGCGAACGGATACACGCCGCTGCGCATCTCGACCCATGCGGAAGAGACGGCGTGGGCGGCCTACCCCAAAAAGTGCAGCGACGCGGTGGCCTACAGCTACAGGGACCAGGGGCACACCTTCTGGGTGGTGCGCTTTCCGAGTGCGAACAACGGCTATGGAGCGACCTGGGTTTACGACACGGCCACGCAGATGTGGCACGAGCGCGGCTACTGGTCGCAGAAAGGCCTCACCGGCTACAGTGCGCATCTGTCCACCTGCCACTGTTTCGCGTTTAACACGCACCTGGTGGGCGACTGGAACAGCGGCAATATCTACGCGATGGACATCGCCAACCTGGATGACGACGGGCAGCCGCTCCGGCGCTTTCGGCGCGCTCCGCATGTCTCGACTGAGCGGCAGTGGATCTACTTTCACGAATTGGAAGTGGTGATGAACGTCGGCGATGGGCCGATGCCGCCGCTTTTGGATGGGGAAGGAAACCGACGCGGACCGCAGGCGATGCTGCGCTGGTCGAACGACGGCGGCCGCACCTGGGGCAATGAACACTGGGTGGATGTGGGACAGGCCGGAGATTATGACGCCCGGGCGCGGTGGCAGCGGATGGGCCGGGCCCGCGATCGCGTCTTCGAACTCGCAGTAACAGACCCGATTCCCTGGCAGATCATCGAGGCCGATCTGCGAGCGACGCCGGGCTTCGACGTTCCAACCGAGCGACTGAGCAAGATGTACGGAAAGATGACGTAGAAAAACAGGGGTCAGGGATCAGGGATTAGGGGTTAGGAGCGCTGGATGGCAATTGCAGCAAAACCAGTTTATGCGGCAATGGGATACACGGACCCTAAGACGGGCGTGCTGACAGCCGGCGGACAGCAGGCGCTGGCGCAGTGGCACAAGGCGATCAACTCGATCCCGGTATCGGTATCGGGCGAAAGTGCGAGCGGCGCTGCCAAGGCGTGGACGCTAGCCAACACGCCAAGCGGGAATGCGTCGCTGCTGGGCGTCACGAAGAGCGGTACGGTTCCGCTGACGCCTGGCAAGGGCAACGCGTGGAACTACAGCATCGACGGCGGCAACATCACAACCGAACAAGAGTTTGAGGAGCTGATAGCGTCCTATGAATATGCGCAGAGTTAGTTTTTGGGTGATGAGCGCCGTGATGGCTGCGGCGAGCTCGGCAAGCGCCTGGGCGCAGGTAGCTGTGTCGCCTTTCAAGAGCCCGCATGTGACTTTCACCGATTCCAACGGCGTGTCGCTCGCTGGCGGATGTGTGTTCACCTACACGGGTGGTACGTCTACGCCACTGGCCACCTATACCGATTCGACCGGCGGGACACAGAATCCAAATCCGGTGCCGTTGGATGCGACGGGCTCGGCCAATATCTGGTTGGGGCCGTCTACTTACAAGTTCGTGATCTGGAGCACGGGCGGCACCAACTGCGCGAGCGGAGCACTGCAATGGACCGTTGACCAGGTGCCCGGGAACATCTTCAACAACACGACGGTGACTGGGGGCACGTGGAGCGGGGGCACCATCACGGGCGCGGCGGTAAGTGGCGGAACGATCAGCAACGCGGCGATTACGAACAGCACGATCGACTCCACGCCCATCGGCCAGACCACGCCGGCTTCCGGATCGTTCACAAGCGTGGCCAGCGCCCTGAATTCCATGACGTTCAGCTCGACGCCGGTGTTTGCGGCGGGTTCGTATGGATACTTCACGATGACGCTGACGAACAACGTCACCTCTTCGAGCATCACCGGAGGTACGGCTGGCCAGCTCATCACCTTTAACCTGTGTCAGAACGGGACCGGGCAGACGGTGGGGGGCATTACGACCGGGTTCACCTTTGCGTGGCCGTCCAACTATCTCAGTCCGCCTACGATTAATCCGATTCTCAGTTCCTGCACCATCGTCACTGCGTTCTACGACGGCGCGTACTGGAACACGGTTTCGACGACGCCGCAGATTCTTTTTGGAAACTTCGATACGGTGCCCTACAGCGCGACGCCGATCTTCCCCGCGGCAAGCTACTCGAACTTCGCTATCACTTTGACCGGGGCCGTCACTTCAAGCACCCTCACTGGCGGCGTGACCGGACAAGTTGTCACGATCGATGTTTGCCAGAATGCCACTGGAACTTACACGTTCGTCTGGCCCACCAACCTGCTGCAGGTGCCAGGGGTTTCAACCAGCGCAAACACATGCACAGGGATTTCGGCGGTATACAACGGATCGAACTGGGTGACTGTCTCCAGTTCTACCGTATCGAGTACGACACCGCTTACCGGAAACCTAGATGTGATCCCGTTCACGGCGACTCCCATTTACTCCGCGGCTAACTATAGCGCGTTCGAGATGACGCTCTCAGGCAACGTGACCTCCAGCTCGATCAGCGGGGGGACTCCCGGACAGCTCATCTCGATTGCGCTCAGGCAGGGGTCGTCGACCACGGCCGCGCCGGCCTCCGCGCCTACCTTCTCGACCCTCACCACGGGCGGCGCGGTCCCTGCAACGACAGCCTATTACGCCAAGTGCTCCTACCTGCAGGGAACGGTGGAGTCTTTGCCCAGCGCGGAGGCTACCGAGACTACGGGATCTGGCGCGACGAACACGATTACCTGGAATTGCCCAGTGGCTACGGGTGTAACCAGCTACAAGTTCTATCTGGGAACGGGGACGGGAGCGGAGAATTACTACTTCACCACCTCCAGCGCATCGTACATTCAAATTGGAGTCCCGAGCACGGGAACCCCCGGAATCCCGCTGACCGGCAGCATCTACACCGTTTCGTGGCCTGCAAACCTCATCAACGCTCCCATCATGTCGAACGGAATCGGGTCAACGACCGCGCTGGACGCCTTCTATGACGGTACAAACTGGATGACGGTGGGGACCACTGGAAGTGGCTCGACCGGCGTTGTTTGCAGCGGCGGTAACTGCTATCGACAGAACCCAGATGGAAGCTACGAAGAGTGGGGGACGACGCCCACTTTCGGCGGCCAGACTGGCGGCAGTTTCTCGATGACCTTCCCGCATGCTTTCACCAATCTTGCGAGCATCACCGTAGTATTCAGCCCCAATGGGTGCGATTCCGGCGGTGGAGGTTCAGGCGCTGCTTGCGCGGCAAACCCAGGCGGCTCCGGCAACAACATCTACGCCTGCGGCATCATGACGGAGAGCTTGACGGCCCCTACCGGATTCTATTCGTCTGCGAACACGGTGCAAACCAGCTCGTCGTGCTCCTGGCACGCGTGGGGCTACTGATGCCTCTGATTCGGGCGATCTCTTATCGCGACATTCTTGAGGCGCCGAACGCGGCCGCGCTGCTGGACGAATACACGGCCGAGTGTTCCCTGCCGGAGCTGGGCCCGACCTGCCCGCAGTCTCACCTCTATGAGGCGATGGAACGCTCTGGCGGGCTGCAGGCCTTCGGCGTCTACGACAGTAGAACGCTCATCGGCTTTGCAAATGTGCTGAGTTGGGTAGTGCCGCACTACGGCACAAAGATAGCGAGCACCGAGAGCATCTTTCTCGCTGGGGAGTATCGCAAGAGAGGGATCGGCGCGGGGATGCTTGACTTCGTCGAACAGTACGCGAAAGACAATGCCTGCAAGGCGTTTCAATACACTGCGCCTGTGGGCAGCCGGTTCGCGAAGATGCTTGCGATGAACGTTGGGCGATATAGGCGCACGAACAGCGTCTTTCTGAGGAGCTTATGAACGCGCTTTCCATCCCAGGCCAAGCGCTGCCGCCCACACCGCCGGAGATGGAAGCTAGGATCAGGGATGCGGCGGCGAAGATCAAGCCGCACGAAGACAGTTTCAGGGTGCGCATGGAGCACGTTCTGCATGGCGGCATGTATGCGCGGACCTGCCGGGTTCCGGGAGGTATGGCATTCACGAGCGTAATGATCAAGATCCCGACAGTGCTTACCATCCACGGTAATTGCTGCGTCTGCGCCGGGGACCGCTGGTATGAGCTGACTGGTTACAACGTGCTTGCGGCGAGCGCTCATCGCATCCAGGCCTACGTGACGCTCGGCGATACCGAGATCACGATGTTTTTCCCCTCGGATGCCAAGACAGTGGAGGACGCCGAAAAGCAGTTCACCGATCAATGGGCGAATCTGCTATCGAGGCGGCGGCATGACAACGATTTGACCTGGATCACGGGGGTGGAAGCATGTCGGGAATAGGAACGGGGGCGGCGCTCATGATCGGGGCCGGGGTCAGTGCTGCCGGAGCGGTGGGAACTGGCATCATGGAGTCCAGCGCGGCAAAGAAGGCCGCGGAGACGCAGGCGAATGCGGCCGATCGCGCTGCTACGCTGCAGGGCGATCTGGGGCAGGAGTCGCTAGCCAACGAAGTGCAGACGCAGGAGCAGAATCAGGCGAACGAGGAGCCTTTCCTACAGACGGGCGCGAATAGCCTGGCGTCCCTCGGGTACCTGCTGGGCGTTACGCCGAGCGGCACCATCGGGGGTGGCACCTCGACACCGGGGCAGACGATGAGTATCCCTGGCGTCACCGGCTCAGTGACGACGCCTGGCGTGACGCCGCTGACTGGCACAGCCAACACCAATCTGGGCGCAATGGGCTCGCTGATGGAAGCCTACCCGGGCGGTGCATTCACGGCGCCGACGGCTGCTGAGGCCGCGGCCTCGCCAGGCGAGCAGTTTGCGCTGAACCAGGGCGAGGCCGCGGTGCAGGCTGGAGCCTCGGCGAATGGGTCGCTGCTGACCGGCGGCACTCTGAACGCTGAACAGCAGTATGGACAGGGTGTGGCCAGCACTAACTACAACAACGTGTATAACCGCGCGCTGCAAACTTACGGCACGAACTACAACACTTGGAGCAATAACCAGACCAATCAGTTCAACCGGCTGGCGGCGATGGCCAATATGGGCCAGACTAGCGCGCAGACACTCGGATCCCAAGGTGTGCAGTCGGCGGGGCAGGTGGCGAGCACGCTGAACAACACGGGGGCGCAGGTGGGACAGGACTACCAGAATGCTGGGGCCGCGACGGCCTCCGGGTACGTTGGCAGTGCAGACGCGCTGGGAAGCGGCATTACGGGGGCGACCAACAGCCTCTCGCAGATGATGATGCTGAGTCAGCTTATGAACGCCGGTTCCAGCAACCCATGGAACACCTCGAATACGAATCAGCTGAACTCGATGATTAGCAATAACAACAACACAGCAGGTTTGTTCTAAGGCTAAGGAAAGAGACAAAATGGCGACGATTCCGCTTCCCGCACTTCATACCGCACCTATCGCGCAACCGACAAGCCCGCTGGAGATGTACGGGCAGTTGATGGGCATCAAGAATGCGCAGCAGGAGCAGCAGGCGCGCGCGCAGCAGATGCAGCAGCAGCAGGCGATGGCTCCGCTGCAGCAGCAGCAGGCTCAACAGACAGTGCAGAGCGGCCAGATGGATATAGAGGCGAAGCAGCGCGCCGCCAATGACCAGAAGGCTATGAGCGCGGTGATGCAGCAATGGGGCAAGGCTCCAAGCGCAGCGCCGTCCGTCGCTGCAAAGACCGGATCTATTCCCGATCCGCAAACCGGCGAGGCGCTGGGCGGCTCGGCTGCAACCGTCAATGGTCCGGCGGCCGCTGGCGTACGGCAGGGGACGTCCGCGAACCCCATGCCAAGCTATGATGACCTGGTTCCGCTGGCGATCAAGAACGGCGCATCTTTCACGGCTGTCCAGGGCCTTCAGGCTCATATTCTGGACATGAAAGCAAAGGCCTCCACGATAGCGAAGGATGATGCTCAGGCGGGAACAGCCAACGCTGACGCCATGAGAACCAAGAATGGCATGATCTCCGATGCCATGACCGGAGTGATGAGTCTGCCGGACGATCAGCTGCAGGTCGGCATTCTCAGAGCTGCGCAGGAGCTATATGGGAAGGGCCTCTTCGATCCGCAACACCTGCAGCAGGCGCAACAGCTTGCGCAGCTCGCTTACACCGACCCGAAGCAGGCGCGTCAACAACTGAATATTCAAAACCTGAGTCTGGGTGCGTTCTCAAAAGAACTCGAGAACCAGCAAAAGCAGCTCGCTAATCAAAAAGAGGCGGGATCGATGGATCCGCAAAGCCCCTTCTATGCGCCGTCGCCGGCGGCCGTGGCCATGGGGACAGCTCCGGGGGCTGCGCAGATTAACGCAGGAGAGGTAAAGCAGGCGGCGCGCAAGGCTGGGGCAGAGGAGTCCGCGCGAATGCCGGGAGAAATGGCC